AAATAATTTGCCTTAATACGACTAAGAGTATTAAAATCCACAGACTTTCTATTATCAAATGTGTCACCCAAATCAAGGATGGTGGTAATACCTTCTCGTTCAATAGTAGGAAAAAATATTTCATCGTAAAATTTTTGCCAAAAATTCCAGAACGGAAGAGATCCTTTTCTTCCATCCAAATGTTGATCTGTGATTACAGCAATTTTCATAATTAATGTTTGTGCTCTCGTAGACCTCCACCCTCATGTCCATGAGCTATTCCTAACTCATGCATTCTAGCATGATCTTTGATAGGATCTTTAAGATCTTCACCACCTTTACCAAAGGTAGTATATAAACCATATCCTATAAGTCCTAGCACACATACTCCTATGAATACTAGAAAGGCAGCACCTCCATGTAAATGACCTATAGGAATAAAATATGCCTTACAGGTCTCAGGATCCCATTTTTGCCATGTACCTGGCAAAGTATAAACTGGTGGGCAAGACAAAAATATCATTCTTGTGATCTCCATTCTTTTCTCATTGTAACATATGTATTGTTTTTTGCAACCATGTCCCTAACCTTCTTAAATATTCTTGCAGATTGTGCATACTTACTGGTTGCATGATCTTCTTCTTGTGGTAAAACCTCTTTAGTTCCCTTCTTATATTTTCTACCTGAGTTATGATTTGCATAACGTCTTGCTCTAGTAAATCCCATCTCTAAAAACTTACGACACATATCCATACCTATAAAGTCTTTCTCTTCTAGGTAATCAAGATACATATCAAAGATGCTATGTGCAGACATCATGGCAATCTTTGGTGTCTTAAATCTCCAATGAGCACAGATATCGTTAGTATAAGGGCGAACCAGTAGAACTCCTTGCTCTCCCCTTCCAATACGATAAAGTTTGCGAGTTCCCTCATCTTTAAAATTAAGTTTTTTATAGTTGAGGTCATAATCAAATTCCTTCATTAGTTAAATCCTTTACCTTTATTATTTTTTACATCACGTATACGTACCTCCAAAACTTTATCTTTATCCTTACTCCATATATCTTTGATGAGTGAATAATTAAATGAAGAATGAGTCATACCATCTTTGTAAACTAACTCATATATACGTTTGTGTTTCATAGCACCATGTCAACACCTTTTGATCTATTACAAGTCCATTTTACAACTTCTGTTGCATGAAAACGATCTTTTAAATATTTTATCGCAGCTAATGGTTTACTGCTTGGACTACATGTAAAAATATCACACTTTGCAATATTATGTTCAGGCCATGTGTGTATGCTAATGTGACTATCTTTCAATAGAGCAAAACCAGTTACACCTTGAGGTTCAAATTTATGTGTTACTACATCTAGATAGGGTGATCTAGCAATGATTGATGCGTTTACCAAACTATCATATATAAATTCTTCCTCATCTAAAAGATTATCAAAGAGACATCCACGTAAATCAAATAATGTATGTTTCATAAAAATGTGTAAAGTGTTAACCAATCTGGTCTGCGAGATGGATCACGTAAATAATTATTCCAAGTCCAAGGTTTAGATGCAATGTATTTTTGATACTTAGTAAAAAGATCAATAGATTTATCATGCTTAAACTCATCAGGACCTGCAAACGTAAACGATTTAGGTGTAGTAGGTTTTTGTAAAGGTATGATGGTTGCTGCTTCTAATATAGTTTCTTCACAACTATGCTTTTTACCGTAACGATGTGTATACTCAGCACACAATCCTATACCGTGAGCAATTAACCATCTTGTATTGATAAGTGATTCGTTTGCCCATACTGTGCATGGATGATTACGGAATGCACCTTTCTCTGTTTTGTACGGTTGACCATCAAGACGATGTATTTCACCATAACCATGACCCCACTTATCAGAGCACACAATAGAAAGCATCTGACAAGTTTCTAAGGGCATCTTGACTACATGTTTGTCTGGTAATACCTGAGCAGACTTGTAGGGAGAGGGATCGGTAACGAATATATTCATAATATAATGTCACAGCGTTTCGTATTGATATAATACGCTGCTCTAAGACTAGGGTAGCACTCTCTCATCTTTTTGACAATAGCTAATTGTATTTCAATCACAAAGTCCCTCCTCATCACTAAGATCGGTATAAGAAATGTTTCCACATGTAGATGTCCTATAAGCATCTAGATCTGAATAAACCTCAGATTCTAACTCGGCGGTTATATCTTTGAGAACTGTTATTAATTCTTTTAATTTTTCTTTGTTCATCTACCCTCTCTAGATTTATTTCTTATTGTAATATGATTTCCTTCAATTGCAATCTCTAGATAATCTCTATGATCCCATTCAAGTTTTTCATAAAGTTCATCTAATTTTATCATGTCGTCCCAGAGATCAGTAGGTGTTGGTTCACCCCAAAAAGGATTTTCATCAGGATTCATTAACGATTCATTTTGATTTCTATGTTTTCTTTGATGCTACCCATGTCAGCAGCGTTAGCATTCATACCTGACATTGTACCATCATATGTGTCAGTGTGCATAACTTCATCATATCCTGACTTTTCTAAAATTTTATTTTTGATTTCCATTTGCTTTTTTTCTTTTTGTATGCGTCTAAGAAAAGCATAATATATTATTTGTGTAAAATAAGCAAAAGGATTTGATGATTTTTCTGGATTAAAATTATCTATGTATTGTAAACAGTTTTCTATGCCATCACAAATCATATCTTCTCTAAACATATAGTTTACAAAATTTGGTTTGTATGACAAATGTGTAGCAATTTTTAAAAAACAAGATCCTATGTAATTAGGTACACGTGGTCTTGTTGTCCCATCGTCACGTGCCTTTAAGACAGAATTACGATAGACAGTAATTGCTTCTAGAAACTCTTTGTTATTGACATAATACTCTGTCTTTTTTCTCATTCTAGGCATTTCTGTTACCTTTATTGTAAGGGAATTTACCGAATTTGTCAAGAGGGGTTGACAAGTGGTAAAAAAAGCAGTAGACTAACTCTGTCAAGGGTTAAGGGGAAGTTCAGCTTCTTTTATATAAGTCTTCAAGATCCTGTTTAGTTTTATTGACGGAACCTAAATGACCCATGCTCCGTGTAAATTGTTGAGGATTAGTTGCTTCTTTAAAATTTGATAAATCAATACTGTGTTTTTGGACAGAGATAGTATAAAAATTTTTAATGTTGTTGTCTTCAATTTCAGTCATTGTGATAATATGTTTTCTTGGAAGAACAAACATATGATCAAAAGTAGAATGAATCCATTCAGTTAATGCAAAACCACCTACCTTTATATTTTTTGAAATTTTATCTACTCTAGTAACTTCCATAGGATATTCTAGCACTAGACTATCATCATCTGGCATATAAGAAACTCTTGATATGATCTCTTCACCAGTAGTAAGTTTAATTGTTGCTATAAAATCTGGTTCCATTAACTTGCTTTTAAATTTATTTTTATAACTTCATATTTAAAATTTTCTTCGTTATATATATTGACTCTTTCGTTTAGATGTCTAAGAGTATAATTTTGACCTCCGATGTCATCAGCAATATCATATAGTGTTGCTATAGTTTTTCCTTGTCCTTTGCGGAGAACCCTACCTATTGATTGTAAATTTCTAATTCTAGATTTAGAAGGAGATGCAAAAATAATATTATGGAGACGTTTAATATTTATTCCTGTTGAAAAAGTTCCGTAACTAGCAACAATAACTGCATTATCTTCTTGTTCTGTAATCAAACGAACTTCTTCACGATCTACTACTTCAGTTCCACCATGAACAAAGAATACTTTTCTATCCTCTGTTACATTACTATTTATTAGATGATATAATGGGTCTCCATGTTTTTCAACATAGTTGAATAGCACTAGAGTATTACCTTCTAGATCTTTTATTAGATTTTTTATTAAATTATTTCTACCTTTATGTTCTACTAAGTAATCTATCTCATCATGATATGTTTCAAAATGTTGCGAAGAGTGTTTACACAACAGTATTTTTATCCTAAATTTAGAAAGGTAACCTGACTTGATGAGGTCGTCAGTTTTCGTTACTTGATCGCAAGATCCAAAAAGACCCTCAAGCACCCACTTGTGGGTCTTTGATCCATCTAATGTTCCTGTAAAACCAAACCTATATTTGGCATTATGTAATTTAGTCATAATACCTGTCAGAGATTTAGATTTAAAAAGATGTGCTTCATCTCCAATTACACAATCTATATCATCAAAATATCTTTTAGGAAATTTGTAAATTGATTGCCAAGTAGATATTATTATATTTTTATCTGTATTCTTATCCTTACCACTATAAATCTTATGCACAAAATCATCGGCGTTCCATCCATAGTCAATGAAGTCGTTGACCATTTGCTCAACAAGGGAAGTAGTTGGGACAACTATAAGTATCTTCTT